TCAATTGGCTAGAGTCTCTGCCTTCCAAGCAGAATGTTGCGAGTTCGAGTCTCGTCGTCCGCTCTGTCCGCCCTCCGGCCCTCGTGGCTGGGGGGCGGTCGTCGTTTCGCCGAACAATTCGCCGATCGTGACGCCGAAGAAGCGCGCGATGGCGCTGATCTCGTTGATATCGAGCGGGATGATTCCGCGTAGGCGCTTGCTGAACTGGCTCGCCGTCATGTCGAGCACCTCGGCAAGCTGTGCCTGGGTCACCTGGTAGCGGCCCATGAGGGCACGAACTTCTGCTGCGAATGTTGCGCTCGGAGATCCCTCACTAGGGAGCGCGCTCATTGTGGTCATGACCAGCACTTTAGTGCGTGAGGGACTAGCGCGCTACCTGATTCGATAACAATCTTTCCGAAATAACACGCGTGTAGTGCTTGACAGACATGTCTCTTAGAGACATATGGTGTGGCGCATGGACATCACACCCTCTCAGGTCGTCGGCAGGAACCTCCGCGCTGAACTGGTCAGACGCGACCAGTCGCAGATGTGGCTCGCCGAGAAGATGGGCTTCACGCAGAGCCAGCTCTCGAAGCGTCTTCTCGGGAAGATCGCGTTCGACGTCGACGAGGTCCACAAGATCGCAGGGATCCTCGAGATCCCCGTCGCGACGCTGCTCCCGGCAGAGGTCACGCAGTGAAGAGCAGTGATCGCCTCGGCGACCTGCTCGTCAGCGCCGGTGCCCTCATGCTCCTCCTCGCGTTCGCAGGAGTGATTGCACGATGAGCCGCTTCGCGAAGAGTGGCCGCCGCTACACCTGGGACGGCAACGCGCTCCCGTCCGTCACCACGGTGAAGGGCATCCTCGACAAGCCGGGTCTCGTCCGGTGGGCGTCGAACTGCGCCGCTGACTCCGTCGTGAACGACTGGGACCGGCTCACGCAGATGAACCCGACGGAGCGCGGCAACCACGTCCGCAACGCCTCGGAGCGTGCGAAGAACAAGGCTGCCGAGCGCGGCACCCGCGTCCACGCGATCGCCGAGCGGCTCCTGCTCGGCGAGACGGTCGACGACATCCCGGCCGAGCTCCTCGGCATGGCGACGCAGGTCGCGAAGCTGATGGATGCCTGGGACATGGAACCGCTCATCACGGAGTCGCCGGTCGCGCACTCGGAGTGGCTGTACGCCGGCACGCTCGACGCCGTCGTGAAGTCCCCGCGGCTCGGGAACGTCCTCATCGACTACAAGACCCGCGACGACGGGCGCCTGCCGTACTCCGACGTGTCGCTGCAGCTGGCCGGCTACAGGTTCGCGGACGTGCGACTCCGCGAGGTCCCGCAGTTCGGGCCGCGCGGCGGCAAGTTGAAGTCGCTGTTCGTGGAGGAACCGATGGTCCAGGTCGACCGTGCTGCCGTCATCGCGGTGACGCACGACGCGGCGCAGCTGATCCCGATGCGCGCTGATCGGTCGATCTTCGACGTGTTCCTGCACCTGCTCGAGGTCCACGAGACGTGGATCCGGCGCACGGACTCCTACCGCTGGAAGGACGACCCGGCGTTCGACCCGACGGTCGGCGAGCCGCTCAACCCCGAGGACGACGAGTCCACCCCCGACGTATGGCAGGAGAACGACGATGAGTGAGATCGAGCGGTACAACGGTGCCGGGATGCTGGACCCGGTCACGGACTCGTGGACCGCGGTCGTGGAGAAGGTCGCGCTGTTCGCCGGCCAGATCTCGCAGACCGAGTTCGTGCCCAACGGGCTGCGTGGCAAGGACAACGGCGCCAAGGTCGCTGCTGCGATCCTGACCGGCCGCGAGCTCGGCCTGCCGCCCATGACGGCGCTGGCGTCGATCCACATGATCAACGGCAAGCCGGGCATCTCGGCCGAGATGATGCGCGGCCTCGTACTGCAGGCCGGTCACCAGATCCAGGTGACTGAGTCGACGTCGGTGAAGGTCGTCATCCGTGGCCGTCGCAAGGACGAGGAGGACTGGACGACGGTCGAGTGGTCGGAGCAGGACTCCCGCCGCGCCGGGATCCTGTCGGGCAACCACGTGAAGTACCCGCGGCAGATGTTCGCCGCACGTGCGACGACGGAGCTGTGCCGTCTGCTGTTCGCCGACGTCATCCACGGTCTGCGGTCGATCGAGGAGCTCGAGGATCTCGGCGGCGAGTCCCTCGACGTGATCCCGGACCGGGGCGATGCTGAGCCCCCGAAGGCGGCGCTGACGCGGAAGAAGCGTGAGGCGAAGACGCAGCCCGTCGACGCCGCCGAGAAGGACGCGGAGCCGGCCGAGCCGGTGCAGCGTCCGAAGCCGGGTCTGACTCGCCGCGGCGGTGCGACCTCACAGACGGCCGCAGGGTCGGAAACCGGCACGTCGGGGACTGAGGGCGCCCCGGCCGAGGCCACCGATCCTGCGGTCCCCGCCTCGGACGGTTCGATCAAGGCGGCTCGTCGGCTGTTCGAGGAGCTCGGCTACGACACGTCGACGCGCGCTGCTCTCGCGAACGAGGTGTCCGGCCGGCAGGTCGGGAAGCTCGCGGAACTCACGCAGGACGAGGCGACCGAGCTCGTCGAGGTGCTGACGCTGCGCCTACGTGACCCCCAGACCGGTGAGGAGTCGGTGGAACAGAAGACCAGTGACGACTCCTCACCTCAAGATCCTGAGGTTGAGCCCGCTCCCGCGGCTCCCCAGGAAGACCCGGCGAGCGCTACCCATGCCGCCGGGTCTGGCGGCTCGGTGGATGAGACCACCGAGCCGCCGTCGGACGAGGACATCGTCGAGGCGGAGATCGTCGACGACGAGGGAGAAGCGGAGCCGAGGATCACGGTCCTGCAGCGGCCGAAGCTCATGGCGCTGTTCGGTGAGCTCGGCGTGAAGGACAAGGCCGAGCGGCTGTCGATCCTGTCGGACCTCACCGGTCGCGACATCGGGTCGGCGAACGAGCTGTCGAAGTCCGAGTCGATCAGCATCATCGACTCCCTCGAGCAGTGCGACAACCGCGACGATCTCGAGGACATCATCCGGGCCACGATCACGAACCGTGAAGGGCGGGAGTCCTGATGTGGGGCTGGGTCGATGGGCACATGCTGCTCGTCGCGCTGCTCTGCCCGGTCGCGTCGTGGCTGATGGTCGCGGCCACGAACGCGTGGCTGCAGAAGCGGCACATCCGCCAGCGCGCTGACATCTTCGCGAAGCGGGGTGCGCGATGAGCACCCGCGAGCCGATCGAGTTCGCGTCGGGCGACGTCATCGTGCACGCGTTCGGAGAGGAGAACGAGTCCACCTGGGTTCGCACGCCCATGGGCGAATGGCGCTCGGCGAAGGGCTATCCGATCTGGGCCGACGAGCACGCGCAGATGTGGCTCGCCACGAACGCCGGACGGCTGGTCCATCAGGCGCCTCGTCCCAGTGCAGTCGACCTGCCGTCGACACCGACGCTCGGATGGGCCACGTTCGAGCGCCCTGACGCGGAGCCCATGACGGTGCTTGGCACCTGGCAGACCTACGAGCACTCCTCCTCGATCGACGTGTACGAGGGTTTCGTCCAGTCCGAGCGTGACATTCCGCGGGAGCGCGTTACCGCGTTCTCTCCGGCGACGGCAGTCCCCACCGAAGCTCTCGCGGCACTGCGGGACTGGCTCGGCGGCTGGAGCGGCTCAGCGCGTTACGACACTCCTGCGAAGCTCCGTGTCGCACGCTTCCTCGAAGCGGTCGACGGAGCCCCGTCGTGACCCGCCGGCAGCCGACGTCGAACCGTCGCCCGTACGCCGACCAGCAGGCACTCGCGTGGACGTTCACTGTCGCGTTCGTCGCGGCGTTCGCGTTCGGTCTCTACGTCGGCTACCTGGTCGGAGCAAGCCGATGACCGGGTGGACGAACGACGAGTACGAGGTCGAGTGCCCCATGCCCGACTGCACGAATCAGCTCGTCGTGACGATCGAGGGCGGGTTGATGCTCACGCCGAAGTTGCTCTCCGACGACGTCCCGCTGGGACACGTCGACTTCGAATACCAGTCGTGGCGGATCGAGTGCGTGGCCGGTCACGTCGTCTTGTTGCCGGACGAGGCCGGCGGTTGTTCGTGCGAGGACTTCGAGCACCCGGCTCCGGACGCCGATCACGACGACCACTGGTACGAGGGTTCCGACGACTCCGACCGGCACTTCAACGGCCGCGACATGGCGCGTCTACGCGCCCTGATCGGGAGGCTCCGCTGATGGCCGCGTGCCGGGAGAAGTGCGGACGGTCGATCGTCTTCGTGAGGATGACCGAGACCGGCAAGAACCTGCCCGTCGACCCCGTCCCCGACGAAGGCGGCAACGTCTACGCCCACCCGGTCCATGGCCGCCTATTCGGTCACGTCCGCACCGCCGGCGAGCCCCTCCCTGACGGGTGGCAGATCTACATGCCGCACGTCCGCACCTGCGTCGTTGCCCTGCACCTGAACCGGTACGAGACCGGCGCCCGCGGTGCGCCCGGCCCGAAGACCCAACCCGCGCTGTTCGACCTCACCTCACAGACCCCGAGCTCGCCGGAGCCCGGTCAACAGGAAGGCACCACCCCATGAGCAACAACGTCAGGTTCGACAGCACCATCCCGCCCGCCGACAACGACATGAACGGTCTCGACTCGATCACGCAGGAGCTGATCGACGACCCGATGACGGCACGCGTCGTGCTGCTGCTCGTCAACGCCCCGAAGTCGATCGTGAACGCGGAGGCAGGCACGACGCTGCCGAAGCTGAACATCATCAGGGCCGAACCCGTGGGCACGCTCGGCGAGGTCGCCAAGGAGCTCCGGGACCAGTTCCTCAAGTCGGCGGAGAAGCGGACGGGCAAGACGCCTCTGCCGTTGGACACGGTCGAGGTCGTCCAGCAGGGCCCGATCAGCGACGCCGAGGCCGGCTCTTAATGGCGGAGCAGCGGTTCACCCCCGAGGAGGTGCGCACGCAGGTCGCGAAGATGATCGCGGCCACCGACCTCAAGGTCATGGTCATCGAGGCGACCCTGCCGCTCGGGTTCGCGGAGAACCCGAGCCTCGGCGAGGCCATGCAGAGTGCGTTCGCGGCGTTGAAGCGGGACATCGAGGGCATGCAGATGGTGCTCCGTGGTCTTGCCGACCCGTCGTCGGTCGAGCAGCCCGCCTCGGAGCGCACGCAGTCATGACCGACGACCGACGTACTTCGTGGGCTGTGAAGGCGTACGGCAAGCCCGCGCCCAAGGGGTCCATGAAGTGCGTCGGTCAGAAGGGCCGGCACCAGCTGGTCAACGACAACGTGAACACAAAGCCGTGGCAGGAGCGCGTCGCGGAAGCCGCGAAGGCTCTCGTCCGCGCGTACCCCGACGACATGCCGCTCGAGGGCCCGCTGGGCATCGAGGTCACGACGACGGTCGACCGCCCGAAGTCCGTGACCCGGCCGTGGCCGCACGTCGTCGGCACGGGCGACACGGACAAGCACTACCGGGCCGTCCTCGACGGCCTCGCCGACGGCGGCGTCCTGACGAACGACGTGCAGGTCGTTCGGCTCGGCGGCGGCAAGGCATACCCGGACTCTCCTGGCACTGATCAGCTCGAGCGCCCTGGCGCGTTCATCCGCATCTACAGACTTTGAAAGGCACGACCATGACCCTGAGCGTCTACATCGCCGCCCCGTATGCGGCCCGTGAGCTCGTCGCCGACCGCATCACCCAACTGACCCGCATCGGCTTCACCGTGCGGTGCCGCTGGGCTGACGGTACGCATGACGTCGGTCCCGAGGGTGCCGCGCTCGAGGTCGACCGTGGTCTGCGAGGAGCGTGGGCGGCCGACGACCTGGAGGACATCGACAACGCTGACGTGTTCGTGGTGCTCGCTGCCGGCGAGGCACTCGCATTGAGTGACCTGCATCGTGGAACCTCGGGCGGCCGGCACGTCGAGATGGGTTACGCGCTCGCCCGCGAACTGCCTGTGGTGTTCGTCGGTGAGCCCGAGAACGTGTTCCACGCGCTTCATGCGGTCACGGTCGTGCCGTCGTGGGAGGAGGCCGTCATTGAGCTCGCGGCACGGTTGGTGCAGTACGAGCGTGATGTCGCGCTCGAGGCGAATGCGGTGGTGGCGGGATGAGTCTCCTTGGTCTCTTCGCGGTCGTGTGCGACCGCTGCCACCAGCAGTCTGACCAGCCCGCCGCTGACGCGGTGACGGCACGGACGCTGTCGACGGCTGCCGGGTGGGAGCTCGCGATCGTCGGCGCGAACGCCCGGGACCTGTGCCCGCGGTGCCTCGCGTTCAAGCCCGCGTCGCCCCTCGTCGACGCCCATCCAACGCCGGACTTGTGGGTGTGCCCGGAGTGCGAGCAGTCGAAGCACGGCAACTGTGACGGGTGGGCGTGGGACTTCGACGCTGACGAGAAGACGCAGTGCCAGTGCACGGAGGTCCACCCGTGAGCGGGCTGACGGACCTCGGGGCGGCCCGGTCGATGATCGTCCACCAGTGCCCGCGCAACGGCGAGGCGGTCATGCCGTGCTGTGGTCGTACGCCGTTCGAGGTTGACCCGCGGGAGCGGATGACGAACACCGAGCTGGTGACGTGCCCGATCGTCCCGGCGCTCGTTGACGAGGTCGAGCGTCTGCGTACCGGTGCGAGGACGACGCAGGTGACGGCACTCCGGGACGCAGCAGACTGGCTGTTCGAGGAGCTGCTGTCCCGGGTTGACGACGGCATGGTCGTGCGACCGAACGTCATCCCCGACCTCCTGAGGGCGAGAGCTGACCAGATCACGGCGGCCCTGTCATGAGCAGGCTCAAGCGCACGAAGTACGCGCCCATCCCGGGTGTCGCGGTGAACGTCACCGCAGCCGGGAACCCTGTGGTTCACGGGGTGCACGCCTACCGCAACCACTCATGCCGGTGCGACGTCTGCACTGAGGGTCAGCGCCTCGCGTTCCGCGAGTACCGGGCCGCCAAGAGGGCAGCGAGGCCAGTCCGGTGACCGCGGATCTGCAGGCGTACGGGTGGGAACGCGACACCCGCGGCATCTGGCACCAGACCCAGCCTCACCTCACCATCGTGCCCGACCCAAAGCCGAAGAAGCCGCGGAAGCGGTACGAGGTCAAGGTCCCCTGCGCGTGCGGCGCCCTCATGTGGAAGGGCGCATCACGGTGCCGGTCGTGCTTCCTCGCGAGCATCACGGCACCGACACCGCGACGGAAGACCCACGCCTCTGACCTCGGCGTCGACGAGCTCATGACCGTGCTCGCCCGCACCCTCATGGCCACGCCGGCACCTCCGCTGCCGGTCCACCTGTGCGACTGCGGCTCCCTGCTCCGGCTCGACGAGGCCCTGTGCCCCGAGTGCCGCGCGTGGGCAGAACGCAACGCGGCCGTCTGGTCGTGGTCAGCGTGAACCGCGACCAGTGGAAGCTCCTCGCCCGCATGAACCCCACCTGGGGACGACTCTGGCTCATCGCCGACTACGAGACCGCCCGCCAGTACATCGTCGGCACCGGCCACTCGATGACCGGCGACGTCCAGGGCACCTGGTACGAGACCAACGCGAAGGGTCTCCGGATCCTCAACCGGATCGGTGGCGGCGACGTCCTCGTCGACCTCCCGTGGACGGTCATCCGCGACTGGTCGAACGGCCTCGACGACGCCACCCACCAGCGTGCTGAGCAGCTGCAGGCCGAGGCGCACCAGATCCGCGACGACTCCCCGAGGCCCTACCCGGGGATCGGGCACCCGTACGCGTGGGACCGCGACGACGCGACCCCCGAGGAGTACGCAGCCGACCGGATCGCGCTCGACGCAGCGAACGCCGACCTGGCCGTGCGGCGCGACGCCCACATCATCCGCGCCCGCGAGCACGAAGCCGTGTGCCGAGCGTTCCTCGACCCCCTCGGCCCGAGCGACGAACCGCAGGACCTCTTGGAGATGTTGGACGGGATGAACTGATGGCGTTCACAGGGCGGAACCACCCGCAGCAGGTCGCGGTACACGGTGCCGATGACGACGTCGACGACCGCGCCACGCATTGGACCGACTTCGGTCCCCTGAACGACCGGTTCGGCTTCACCATCGACGTCGCAGCGGCCGCGCACAACGCGAAATGCGACCGCTACTACGACCGCGACACTGACGGCCTCTCCCAGGACTGGGGGGGGGAGACGGTCTGGTGCAACCCTCCGTTCAGCGACCTCGCGCCGTGGATCCGCAAGGCGTGGGCCGAGCACACGCGGGCCACGATCGTCATGCTCCTGCCGGCGAACCGCACCGAGCAGTCGTTCTGGCAGCTCATGGTCGAGCCCTACCGCGATCGCCCGGGATCTCCGCTGCGTACCGAGTTCATGCCCGGTCGGATGCGGTTCATCAAGCCGGGACGGACCTCGATCGAGATGGACTCCCGCCCACCGTTCGGCTGCATGTTGCTGATCTGGCAGCGCGACGTCTGGACACCGAACGCGCTGCCGCCCGGCGGCCTGTTCCCCGCACTCACCGAAGGAGCATGACCATGATCGACCGCCAGCACGTCCTCAGCCTGATGACACCACTGCTCGACGACCTCGGCCTCAACATCAACGCCGTGTACACGATGACCATCGGACCGACCGAGATCGTCATCGATATGGCGCACTCCGAGCAGCCCGACGCCACGAAGCCGGTGGGCGTCCCCGGACCGGTCATCGAGGGACTCGACGTCTCAGAGCTGCGGTACCTCGTCACGGTGCCGATCATCGACGTCGAGAGATTGGAAGAGAAGTGCACGTGTGATGGGCCCCCGGCGACCATCCATCCCGGCTGCCCTGTCCACTCACAGCATCTGTGGGTGAAGGAGTCGTGAGCAACCTCGTCCTCTGCGACGGCCCCGGCTGCAATGAGACCCGGCCCCCTGGCGACGGCTACACGATCCGCCTCGGCGACCTCCCGTGGATTCAGGTCATCGTCGGCACGCCGTCGCGGTCTTTGGACTTCCACAACCAGACGTGTCTGGCTAAGTGGTCCCGCAGGGAGTCGCCCGACCGGCCTGAGGATCAGCCGTGCACGTGCACCTCTCCTCATCAGCCGACGCACACGAAGGGCGACCACCGGGCGTATCCGGCGGGTGAGGGCCGATGAGCGAGCACGACGACATCCTTGACCAGATCGACGAAGTCCTCGCCGGCGGTGACCAGGCGGTCGGCGAGGACTGGTCCGTGTCCGGCGACGCCATGCGATCACGGCCCGCCACCGAGCACGACACCCCCTACGGTGAGACGAGCGCGCGCGAGATCCACGTCACGACGAGCAGCATCGTGGCCCGCGCCACACGGATCCTCGCCGACCGCGAGCGAGCCGTGCAAAAGCTCGCGCTCCTCACCGACTCCGCCTACGCCGCACAGATGCGGATCACGACGGGCGGGGACGTCCGACAGCTCGACCTCCTCTCACGTCTGTTCGCAGCAAGGGGCGACACCGAGGCCACACGTCGCGCGGCACAGCTCGCCTACTCGACGGGCGGCTCCGAGCTCGACTACGTCCTCTTCGACGAGACCGGCGGCTACAACCCGGCGTCTGACCTGTGGGCTGCGCCGTCTCCGAGTCTGCGTGCACGGGTGATCGAGGCGCTCGGTCTGACCGCGATCCTCGTCCGCATGGTCGGCGTCATCTCCCAGCTGCTGGAGCGGTTCGACCCCCGCCGTGCCGCGCGTGAGCGGCGCCGTCACCCGGCCAAGACCGTCACCGTCACGCTCACCGTCGATCTGACCCAGTTCAACGCGGCCATGTCCCGGTTCGGCGACGCGATGTCCGGCGTCGGCATGGCGACCTCAACGATGGCGGGCTCCTACCGCCGGGCCATGGACCGTCTCTACATCGCGGACCTCGTCGCAGACCAGACCCACGAGGCGTTGGCCTGGCTCGACCAGCACGTCGACGGCATCTACGCCGACCTCAGACTCGACCGGGCTGACGCATGAAGACGCCCGAGGAGCGCGAAGACGACCGGCGCCGCGCGGTCCTGTTCAACGACATCACCCACGCGCCCCGCGAGGACGACACCTACTGGTGGCTCAGCGACCGCCAGCAGCTCGCGGACTACCTCTGGGCGCAGGGCTGGCGCCGCGACGTCCGCCCCGAAGACGAGACACCGACCCGGCCGACGACGAAGGAGATCCCCCATGCCTGACCTCGACCTCAACGCGATCAAGGCCCGCGACGCCCTCGCGGCGCCCGGCCCCTGGTACGCAGACCGTGGACTCGGATCCTTCGAGCACCGCATCCACGGGCAGGACGGATCCCGCGTCATGAGCGCCGAGGACGTCGATCCAGAGAGCGCGGCGCTCAACGCAGACTTCCTGGCCCACGCCCGTACCGACGTCCCCGCGTTGGTTGCCGAGGTCGAGCGGCTGCGGGGTTACCTCGATGACCACGGGTACCTGGCGACCCAGCGCGAGAACGCACGTCTGACCGCCGCCCTGGGTGCAGTCGCGGCGCTGGCGGACGAGTGGGAAGCAGCGACCGACGACGGCGAGTGGCAGGACCGCCTCCGCGCTGCCCTCGCTCCCGTGTCCGGTGCGGTCGAGGTTGAGCACGTGCTGCGACCCGATCACGCGGAGGTGATGGCCGACTTGACCGCACGGGCTCACGCGGCGAAGTCGCCGGGTCAGGCGTTCTATCTCGCAGCCCTGGCCGTCCACTACGCCCGCGGTGAGACGTTCCCGGTCGACAGCGCCTACGCCGGCATCGTCCGTGCTCGTCGGATCGTCGAGGACATCAGCGGTGTCGGGATCAAGGACCACGCCGTGTACGGCCCGGATGCGGTCGCCAAGCCGGACGACAGCCACGATCTCAGTGCGGCGCGCAAGAGCCTGATCGAGGCTGTCGCACGTCGCCTATGCCGACTCGACGGAGTGTGGGACGAGAACGAGATCCTGCCTCCCAGTTACGGCCAGAACATCCCGGCGTGGGACGAGTACACGGGGCGCGCATATGAGGTGCTGGACGAGGTCGACGAGTCGCAATGGCTTGCCGGTCGAGTCAGTGCCGATGTCCCCCCGGTCGCCAAGCACGAGCAGGAGGTGCGGGCAGACGAGCGCGAAAAGATCGCTCAGGCTATCGAAGCCAAGGCGCGGTCATGGACACACGGCTACGAGGAGCAAGTCTTCGTGGATGCCGCGATCATCGCGCGACAGGGGGGTCTGTCGTGAGCGACCTCTGCCGCGAGTGCGGCGAGCCGCAATGGCTGTGCGCAGACAACCCGGCGTGCTCTGGCGATTTCGGTGAACACAACGACGATCTGGTGTGCGCGGGGTGTCGACGCGGCAATTGCGCTGGTGCGTGCGCCCGCACTCCGGACGCCGACCCTGACACGCACGAGCAAGAAGACCGACGATGAGCGCGCACCGGGCGTGCTGGATCGAGTGCGACGAGTGCGGCAACAACTCGCCGTCCGACATGGGCGCGGAGACGATCGCACATGCTCGCGCCGGGGCGCGCTCTCAAGGCTGGGGTCGACGCAAGGGCAAGGACGTGTGCTTCGACTGCCTCGCCGAGGAGGCCACGTCATGACGCACATGCTGATCGAAGACGGATTGCAGGCAGAGATCGAGGCCGCCCGGATGGATATGGCCCGCGACCTTGAGGCCAACCCGCAAGTCGCTCGGACCGTGATGGCGATCGCGCGAGAGCGAGTGCTTGAGGCGTTCCCGAATCCCGCAGGCATCGACGAGCGCCGACTGCTTGTTCACGTCATTGCAGCTCTGACGCTGTCGCTGGAAGCAGAGGCCACGTCATGAGCGACGACACCACGACACCGATCCCAGCCGAAGCAATCGAGGCATTCAGGCGCGGGACGGCGGGGTCCACCGCGTACTTCCTGGATGAGGTCATCGCAGATGGTCTCGCTGCTGCTGCCCCGGCGCTCCTTGCCACCGAGAGGGAACGCATCGCCACCGCCATCGAGGCCGACTGCAAGCACACCGCGCTGATCGGACTCGACGTGTGCGAACGATGCGAGCAGGCCGCCCGCACCGCCCGGACGACGACGGAGGAGAACCATGGCTGACGACGACCTCTGCACCTGGTCAGACCTCCCAGCCGACCAGTGCGCCCACTGCCTCCAGCACGACCTCGAGACCCACGAGAACGCCGTCCTCCAGTGGTTCGACGCCCGCTACGCCCAACGCCTCGACTGCGGCCACGGTGCCGTCGTCGGCCAGACCATCGGCGTCACCATCGACGGCGAGTACGTCTGCCGGAGGTGCGGCAGATGACCCAGCAAGCCACACCCGCGCAGAAGGCCATGGCGATGAACATCGTCCAGCTCGTCGTCGGCGCCGGCGTCGAGGTCTGCCGCCGGTTCGAGATCGACAACGCACCCGCCGCCGAATGCCGCATCGCCATCACCGTCCACACCCCTGACGGCATCGAAGCGATCTGCGACAAGGGCCACCACCTAGGAGCCTCCGGATGAACGACCAGACCGAACCAGCAGACGACCTCCGACCCCTCGACGTCGACGGCGCACGCCCCGCGTTCAGGTGGGTCTCCAGCCTCCCGAAGCACTGGACAGACTCCGGCGAACGTCTCGTGCTGATGGCTCTCGCGGCCGACTCCTTCGACGGCATCAGCAGCCGCCCGAGGCCCATCGACCTCGAAGCCTGGACCGGTCTGTACCGGTCACCGCTGTACCGCGCGATCGAGCGCCTCGAGACCGAAATGAAGTACGAGCGCCACCCCGAGACACGTCCCGCGCTGCTCATCCGAGTGCAGGACAAGGGCCACCGGAACCGTCGCTTCGTCCTCCAGACGCACGTCAACTACGCCGATCAACTGTCCCTCTCAAAGGGACACTCAGTGTCCCTCTCACAGGGACAGTCGCCGGATCGAGTGTCCCTCTCAAAGGGACTCCTGGGAGTCCACGTCACAGGGACTCCCAGCGCCCGAGAGTCCCACGAGAGTCCCACGACTGTCCCTCTCACAGGGACACACCCTTACCCATACCCAACTACACCTACTACCGCAGTTGACCTACGCAAGCCTAGGGCCGGCCGCCGCAACACCCCGCACCTCTGCCGCATCTGCAACCAGCCCGAGACCTACCACGGCGGGGCCGTCCCGGCCTTCGCCGATCACGACTTCGAGGATGCCTCATGAGCCGACCGTCATGCTTCGTCCAGACCTGCGACCGGCCGACATCGTCCGGCCTCTGCGCCCAACACCGCCGAGCACTCACCGACCACCTCGACCACGTCGGCGCCACCCTCGCCGAGCTCAACACCCAGCTCACACGACAGGCCCGCTACTCCACCGCCATGTCAGGCGACGGCAGCACACCCGTCGTCTGGAACGAAGGCGCCTCCCGCACCCTCGCCCGAGTCGTCGCCACCATGCGCACGTGGGACCGACTCACCCAAGACCGACTCGGCACAGCAACCCGATACCCAAACCCCGTCCGCGCCGCACGCGAGATCCGCAACGCCATCGCGAGCGGCCGGCTCGACACCTGGCCGTCACTCGCCCGCATGCTCGTCGACCTCGAAGAGATCGCGGCCCGCACCCTCGAGACCATCGACCGGCCCAAGGTCCAACGCTTCCTCGGGATCTGCACCACCTACCTCGACATCACCCTGTCGGGCATGTGCGACACCAGGCTCTACGAGCTCGACGACGTCGACTCCACCACGTGCCCCTCGTGCGGCACGACACACCTCGTCGACGCCGACCTCGAGCTCCTGCTCACCCTCGCCGACGACACCCTCGTCACCACCGCACAAGCAGCACGAGCCATGTCCACCCGAGACGACGCCGACAACCACCGCAACAGGCTCGAGGCCCGCATCCGCACATGGCACACGAGAGGGCGCATCAGCAGCCGTGGCTCAACCCTCGTCGCGGGCATCGAGCGCAAGCTCTACCGCCTCGGCGACATCCGTGCCCTCGTCACCGAGCACGACCGTGCGACACGCTGAACGCCTGGCATTGCACCCGAACGGTTGCCGATCTGGTGGTAGTGTCACGTCCTGAACCACGGCAGAGGTATCTCCACTGCCCACCGAGACCCCGCTCACGCACCATCCGAGCGGGGTCTTCGCACGTCCACGCCAAGGCGGTGAACGCCATGCCCTACGGCACCAAGGCATGCCCCACAGTCGGATGCCCAGCCATCATCAGCACCCGCACACGACGCTGCGACGACTGCGCACGCGACTACGAACAGCGCAGAGGCAGCAGGCAGGACCGCGGCTACGACGCCGAGCACGACCGACGCAAGGCCGAGTGGCAACGACGCATCGACCGAGGCGAGCAAGTGTTCTGCGCAAGAGCATGCGGCACACCCATCACCGGCACCCAATGGGACCTCGGCCACTCCGACGACCGAACCCACCACACCGGCCCCGAATGCATCCGCTGCAACCGCCGAGCAGGCGGAGCCAAAGGCCACCAAGCAGCCCTCTAGAAGGCCCTCCCAAGAGGCCCCCAGGGGGTGGGGGGTGACCCCCTGAGCGCGTATGGCAGCGGACCGCCGGGGAGGCTTCTTCGTCCCGCCGCAGGTTGATGGCTTTCTGCCAGGAGGTGCGCCGTGCCGGGTCCCGCGAAGAAGCCGGCGCTGCAGGTCGTCCGCGAGGGCAACCCGGGCAAGCGGGCGATCCCCGAGTCGGTCACTCTGCCGCCCGCGACGTTCGGTGACCCGGACTGGTCCGAAGCGTTCCCGAAGGTCAAGCTGCCGTCGAAGCCGGCGCGACCGCGGCGACGCAAGGGCGAGAAGGTCGGTACCTGGGAGACCCGGATCCGGCAGTTCGAGCGCCGTCTGGCGGCATGGGACCAGCTGGCCGTTTCGGCCGAGGGGTCGGAGTGGGGACGTGCTCGAGCAACTGCGGAGTGGGCGCGCGTCGTGCCGGTCCTGCGGAAGTCCGTCGGCCTCGGGGACCCGGACTGGTCGACCGTCGTCGACTACTGCGTGTGCACGGCCCGCGTCGAGTGGTGTGAGCGGCGTCTGTCGGTCGAGGGTCTCGTCGTGCAGGGCGACCGTGGGATGGCGAAGAACCCGCTGACGACGATTGTGTCGCAGTACCGCACCCAGCTGAAGACGTACATCCGCGAGCTCGGCCTCTCGCCGTCGGCCAGGACCGGGGTACCGCCCCGGGAGGACGATGATGGCCCGGACGACGAAGACCCGTTCGACTAAGGCGAAGCTGCCGGTTCCTCGTGCGAAGCTCATCGAGCTCGGTCTGACCGATGAGCAGATCGACGAGGCTCTGGCGGCCGCCCCGTCGACGCTCGCGTTCCAAGCCGACAAGCACGCCGGTGCATGGTTCGACGTCGATCGTGTGAAGCAGAAGCTGAAGGCTCTCGGAGCGTTCAAGCACACGAAGGGCCGTTGGGCTGGCGTCCGGATGCGGATCGGGGAGGGGCTCGACCCTTGGCAGGTCGTGTGGGTCATCGCCCCGATCTTCGGGTGGGTCTACCACGACGCCGAGATCGACTGCGTCGTCCGTGTCGTCCGCACCGCGTGGATCGAGATCCCCCGCAAGAACGGCAAGTCGACGCTGTCCTCGGCGATCGTCGCCGTGCTGCTCCTCGCCGACTCCGAGCCTGGCGCCGAGGTCTACGCGGCCGCCGGCTCGACGGCGCAGGCCGGCCGAGTGTTCGACGACGCGAAGCGGATGATGCTCACGGCCCCGGCGGCTCGCCGGCGGATCCAACCGCTGAAGGAAGTCATCCGGGCCCCCGCGACCGACAGCATCCTCCGCGTCCTGTCCCGGATCGGCGAGACCGCCCACGGACTCAACGTCTCCGGTGCCGTGATCGACGAGGTGCACACGCTGCGCCTCCGCCGCGCGCTCGTCGAGGCGATCGAGACCGGCACCGGAGCCCGCGACCAGCCGCTGATCATCTTCATCACGACCGCGGACGAGGCCGAAGAGGGCACGATCTACGACGAGAAGCACACGTACACCCGCAACGTGTCGCTGAACATCGTCGAGGATCCCGGCCACTACGGCGTGATCTGGGCCGCGGACAAGAAGGATGATCCGTTCGTCGAGGCGACGTGGCGCAAGGCAAACCCGGGTCTCGGGAAGTCGCCGACGCTGGCGTACATGCGCCGCGAGGCGAAGAAGGCCGAGAGCACCCCGACGTACCTCCCGACGTTCAAGCGCCTGTCGCTGAACCTCCGCACCCGCGAGCAGACCCGCTGGCTCGACATCGACCGCTGGGACGCGCTCGACGGCGCCGTGCACCGCGAGGAGCTCTCCGGCCGGCGCGCGTGGGGCGGACTGGACCTCTCGGCGGTGTCGGACTTCACCGCCTGGTCCGTGTTCGTCGAGTCGGTGCGACCGGGAGCCCAGTACGACCTACTGACCCGGTTCTGGATCCCCGAGGACCGCGTCGAGGACCTGGAGAAGAAGCTCCTCGTGCCCATCGAGAAGTGGGTCGACCAGGGCTTCGTCGAGACCACCCCGGGCGACGTCATCGACTACTCGGCGATCAAGTCCGCGGTGATCGGTGACAGCCAGCACTACTCGATGCAGCGTGTGTCGTACGACCGGATGTTCGCTGGCCAGCTGGTGCAGGATCTTGAGGCCGAGCGTGGCGTCACGACCGCGCCGGTCGCGCAGACGTTCCTCGGTCTGTCGCCGTCGTGCAAGGAGCTCGAGCGGCTCATCGGCTCCGCCGGTGTCCGTCACGGCGGTAACCCGGTGCTGCGGTGGATGGCGTCGGTCGTCGAGGTCAAGAACGACGGCCAGGACAACATCCGCCCCGTGAAGCCGGACCGGCGGAAGTCGTCGTACCGGATCGACGGGATCCAGGCCGCGGTCACGGCGCTCGACGGCGTCGTCCGTACCCCCAACGAACAGCAGCGCCACACGAGAGCTCGTGGCCGTGCGTCCGCCCGATAGGAGTGATGCCGCGTGACCGAGAGTCTTGCTGTCGCGTGGGGTCCGCTGGTCGCCGATGGTGCGCCGTTCGCGGCCGCGTCGACCCCGGCCACGCTCACGGTGCAGCCGGCCCGTCTCGACGACCCGATCTGGTGGCTGAACCGGCTGTTCGCGGCGCTCGCGAAGAAGCAGCGGGCGCTCCAGATCTTCGAGGACTACTACTGCGGCGATCACCCGCTCCCGTGGCTGCCGGCGCAGGCGCGGTCGGAGTTCCGCCGGATCCTGAAGATGACCCGGACGAACTACATGGGTCTCGTGATCGACTCGATGGTCGAGCGGATGAACGTCGAGGGTTTCCGGGTCGGCGCCGATGCCGACAAGAAGCTGTGGCAGATCTGGCAGTACAACAACCTCGACAGCAGCTCGGACCAGGCGTTCCTGGAGGCCGGCAAGTCCGGGTCGGCGTACGCCATGGTCGGGCCGAACCCCGATCGTCCCGAGATGCCGATCATCTCGATCGAGCACCCGTCGCAGGCCATCGTCGAGCACGTCCCCGGCAACCGCCGCAAGCGCGCCGCCGGCATGAAGGTCTGGGTCGACGAGTGGACCGGGAGGATCGAGGCTGAGCTGCAGGTCCCGAAGTTCGTCGTCCGCGCCTGGGCTAAGGCACCCACAGGCGGCCTGCCGCGGTGGACGATCACCGGCATCGAGCCTAACCCAGCCGAAGAGGTCACCATCGTCGAGCTGCCGAACAACCCCCGGCTGATGCTCGGTGGCGTCTCCGAGCTCGCTGATCTGCTCGACCCGCAGGACCGCATCAACAAGACGGTCGCGGATCGGCTCATCACGCAGGACTTCGGCGCGTTCCCGCAGAAGTGGGCGTCCGGCTACCCCGAGGAAGACGACCAGGGCAACCCGACACCGGGCATCGACATCGGCCGCAACCGGCTCGTGACGACCGACGTCGTCGAGGCGAAGTTCGGCCAGTGGGACGCCGCACCGCTCGACCCGTACTCGATGGCGAAGCGCGAGGACGTGAAGGACATCGCGTCCCGCTCGCGTACCCCCGCGCAGTACCTACTGGGGGAGATGTCGAACGTCAACGGTGAGACCCTCAAGGCGTCTGAGTCGGGCCTGATCTCGAAGGTCCGTCAGCGGATGCGTGGCCACGACGGCCCGCTCGAGGACGTCATGAACATCGCAGCGCGGCTCGGCGGGCTGACGTCGGAGTCGTACATCGCGATGGAGACCATCTGGCGGAGCCCGGAGTACCGGACCGAGGGCGAAGTCACCGACGCGGCGATCAAGCGCCTGAACTCGGGCATCGCGTCGCTGCGGCAGTCGCGCGAGGACGTCGGCTACACGCAGACGCAGATCGAGCGGATGGAGGACGAGGACGCCGAGCGCGACGCGGCGGTGTTCGAGCGGATCAGCCGTCCGGTCGTGACGCCGGCGCCGACCGACGGCGCACCGGCCGATGAGCTCTGACGCTGAGCACTACGCTGCGATCGCCTCGCTGCAGGCACGCGGTGTCGAGTCAGCACGGCTCGCCTGGGCCGAGGTCGACCCGAACCGTCTGACCTGGTCGTGGACACGGCTCCTCCCGTTCCTCGGAGCCGTGATCGGAGTGCTCCAGACCGACGCCGCGCTCGAGGGCGCGACGTACGGCGCCAGCGGACTGGCCGAGCAGGGCGACTACGTCGCGCCGAAGTCGTTCGTCGACGTCGAAGCGTTCAGCGGTTGGACGTCGGACGGCGCGCCGCTGGAGTCCCTGCTGTACACCCCGACGGTCACGGTGAAGGACCGGATGACGACCGCCGGCGGTCTGGACAGCGCGATGTTCTCCGGCCGGTCGGTGCTCGAGCAGATCGTCACGACACAGCTCGCAGACGCGGCGCGGTCCGCGGCGTCCGTCGACATCGCGACCCGTCCCGGCGTCGGGTACACCCGGTTCCTGAACCCGCCGTCCTGCTCGCGTTGCGTCGTCCTGGCGGGGAAGTTCTTCCGCTGGAACGCCGGGTTCCGCCGGCACCCACGCTGCGACTGCGTTCACCGGCTCACGAAAGCGAGCTCGCTCGACGCCGCGAAGGCCGAGGGGCTCATCTCCGACCCGTACGCCTACTTCCACTCCCTGTCCCCGGCCGAGCAGGCTAGGACGTTCTCCCCGGCCGGTGCCCGTGCGATCGCCGACGGCGCCGACATCTTCCAGGTCATCAACGCGAACCGCGGGATGAAGGTCGCCGGCGCAGACTTCACCTCCGAGGGGACCGGACGCCGCGGCAACGCGGCCCGGTCCCTCCGGCCGGGCCAGCGCCGCATGACTCCCGCGGCCATCTACCGGCTCAACCCGAACCGGGCCGACGCGCTGAAGGATCTCGAGCACTTCGGCTACGTCCTTCCTGGCGGCCAGAACCCGACAGGGGTGCTCGTCGGTCAGCGGGAGGGAGCCGGGGCGCTCGGCCGCGGTGGGCTTCGCCGGGCAGCGTCGAGCGCGGTCGCCGAGGCACGGCGCACCGGTGTCCGCGATCCCCGCTCTCGCTACACGATGACCGAGGCCGAGCGGCGTCTCTTCGACGCCAAGCGGGACTACGACATCGCGTTGAGCGGCGTCAGTCCGTACAGCTCACCCGGGTTCGGGAACACGCCAGACCCGCAGGGTCTCGGCCTGAACCGCGTCGCCGCCGGTAGCCGCAAGGTCACCGCGACCGAGCTCGCCACGGCGGAGCGGCACTACCGCCGGATGCTCGCCACCGGCGGGCAGCGGTTCATCGAGTAGCACCCCACGACTTCCCCGCGTTCGCGGGAAGGCGCTACGTCCGCGCTCAAGGACGGTCACGCCGACGGGCTACGGAGAATCAGATGAAGCAGCACACGAATCCATTCCTGCGTCTCATGACTGCGGGAGAAGGTGGCGACGGCGGAGACGCCGGAGCTGGAGCCGGCGGTGGCGCCGGGAACAGCGGTGAGGGCGGCGACGCCGGAGCTGGAGGACAGGGCGGTAACAGCGGGAACTACACGCCCCCCGCATCGCAGGAAGACCTGGATCGGATCGTCAGCGATCGCCTCGCGCGCGAGCGTGCGAAGTACGCCGACTACGACGAGCTGAAGACGAAGGTCACGGAGTTCGAGCAGCAGGGCCTCTCCGAGGTGGAGAAGGCCACGCAGAGGGCCACCGAGGCTGCCGCGGAAGCGGGCGCCACGAAGGCCGAGCTCACGCAGCTCCGCGTCGCCCTGAACCACGGGTTCGTGGTCCAGGACGAGAAGACCGGCGCCTTCACCGTCGACGAGAAGGCCGTCAACCTGCTCGGCACGGGCACCGAGGAAGAGCTCACCGCCCGCGCCAAGGACATCGCCGAGCTCCGCAAGGCCAACAACGGCCAGCAGGGCGGCGGCGGTGGGTTCAGCCACGGGCCCCGTTCGGGAAGCCCGGCATCCAGCATGAACGACCTCCTCTTCGGTGGTCGGAAGTAGCACCCAGCAGCACCGGGCATGGCATCCGGACGCTGCTCAACTCACCTATGAAGGAGAAACGCCATGCCTTATGACAGCCTGATCTCGCGCACCGACTCCGAGTCGCTGATCCCCCAGGAAGTCTCCACGGAGTTCCTGGACCGCGCCCGCGAGCAGTCCGCCGCGCTCACGCAGTTCCGCCGGGTTCCGATCGCCGGCAAGCAGGCACGCTTCCCGGTCCTGTCCGCGCTGCCGATGGCCTACTGGGTCAACGGCGACACGGGTCTCAAGCAGACCAGCGAGGTCGCCTGGGCCAACAAGTTCCTCAACATCGAGGAGGCCGCGACGATCGTCCCGATCCCCGAGAACGTCGTCGACGACCTGCGCGACGCGGGGAACATCGACATCTGGTCGGAGATCAAGCCGGACATCGTCGAGGCCATCGGCCGTCTGATCGACGCCACTGTGTTCTTCGGCGTCAACGCGCCGAGCTCGTTCCCGACCAACATCAACGCGGCCGCGACGGCCGCCGGCAACACGGTCACCGAAGGCTCCACCGCCGCGCAGGGTTCGTTCTTCGGCGACGTGGACAAGGTCTACGGCACGGTCGAGGACGACGGCTTCGACGTCGACGGCTTCGTCGCGTCCCGCAGCGCACGCGGCAAGCTCCGCGCTGCTCGTGCGACCGACGGCAAGAAGCTCGACGAGAACCGCCTGAACGGTTCTCTCACCGAGATCGACGGGCTGCCCGTGTCGTACCCGATGCGTGGGCTCTGGCCGGCGGGTGGCGCGGCCGGCACCAACGTCCGACTGTTCGCGGGCGACTGGTCGCAGTTCGTCATCGGACTCCGCCAGGACGTCACCTACAAGGTGCTCGACCAGGCGGTCATCCAGGACAACAGCGGCGCGATCGTGTACAACCTCGCGCAGCAGGACATGATCGCGCTCCGCGTGAAGATCCGTCTGGGTTGGCAGGTCGCGAACCTGCTCAACAACGACCGCCCAACGGAGTCGGAGCGGTACCCGGTCGGCGTCCTCAAGTTCTGAGCCGTCCGGCTCAGGTTGCGGGCTCGGACGCCTCTTCCCCGGCGTCCGAGCCCGCGTCCACCCGGAAGAAGGAGACCCGTCATGGGCGAACCCAAGAAGGATGCGACCGAGCTGGTCGCCGACAAGGTCGAGAAGGACACCGAGCGTGGCTATTTCGGCACGGTGACCGACCCGACCCCGAACGAGAACTACACCGTTGCCGGGGTGCTCGCCGGCAAGCCCACCCCCGAGACCGACACGAAGCTCGCCGCCGAGGCGCGCACCGCTGCCGGTCTCGTCTGATCGGAAGGGGACGCCATGCTCAACCCGACGACCATCGAGGATGTCGAGAACAGGTGGCGTCCCCTCACCGGCCAGCTCCGCACGAACTGTGAGGCGTTCCTCGACGACGCGTGGTGGCTGCTGACCGACAAGGTCCCCGATCTCGAGGAGCAGGTCACGAACGGCAAGATCGCCGTCGGGAACATCCGCCGCCTCATCGCGCACGTCGTGCGTCGGATCCTGATCAACCCTGAGGGGCTCCTCGAAGAGGAGATCGACGACTACCGGAAGCGCCGCGACACCCTCGTCTCGTCGGGCCGCCTGTACATCACGCAGGACGAGATCAACGAGCTCCTGCCTGGCACCCGCCAGCGGACGAGCAGCCGTCGACTGGTGGCCTACGGTGAGCGCTGAGTCCACGGTCCACAGCGGCCGCGCAGCCGCCGAGCTGCTCATGATCGACACCGGTCGCTTCGATCTCGTCGACCCGGCGAACCCATCAACGACGGTCGCCGGCCACGTCACCCCGAACTACATTGACCCGCCACCGTACGAAGGCGCCTGCGGAATCCAAGAGCTCGGTAGCGACGGCGGCACCCCCGAGGCCGGCGGCCACATCTACACCGTGCAGCACTACCGCGTTGATGTGCCGGTCGGATCGTTCCGGCCCGAGATCGGCATGGTCTTCACCTGCCTGACGTCCGAGCTCGACCCACACCTCGCCGGGCGTATCGGACGCGTCTCGAGACTGCTGCACAAGTCGCGAGCGACCGCTTACCGGCTGCGTGTCACCTTCGAGGAGGCGTAATGGCTGCAGTCATCGACCTCACCGAGGTCCGTCGGCTCGCCGCCGACTTCGGCCACGCCGGCGACGACGCGATCCTCGAGATCGACAAGGTCGTCGAGCGGGGCGCCCTCGGCATGAAGAAGACCATGGCCGAGGACGCAGCGAACAGCGGCCACTACAAGCTGTTCGCCGCGTCGATCTCGTACGACCGCCGGTACGGGTTCGGCTCGATCGCCTACGACGTCGGCCCCGACAAGGACCGCCCGCAGGGCGCTCTCGGCAACATCCTCTACTTCGGGACCTCGAACAACGACCCCGAGCTCGACATCGAGGTCGGGATGCGCTCCGAGGGTCCGCCTCTCGAGCGGAACCTGGCGGACGTAGCCGAGCGTCTGGCTTCCCGTCGTGGCTGACCTCGAAGTCCTCCGACTCGGGGTCCAGGCGCTGTTCCCCTCCACGATCAACCCGCTCTTCGTCCGCGTGCCCGACAAGAGTGTCCCGCCGTGGACCGCGATCTCGATCGCCCTGCCGTCGCCGAGCACCCGGGCGATGAACACCCGGATCCTCTCGAAGCGCGTGCTCGTCCGCTGCCGTGTCGTCGCGGCGAACGACGAGGCCGTGTGGCAGCTCGGCCAGATGCTCACCGATGCCGTCGAGGGGGTCCGTGTCGTCGCCGAGGGGTGGGCGCCGGCGCCGCTGCAGCAACTGAACGACAACCCCATGCCGTACGAGGACACGGACATGACCCTCGCGGTCACGAACGCACACCCCGTCGTCCTCCCGTTCGATTTCGATTTCTACGCAACCACCAAGGAGACGCCATGACCACCTGGATCCGAGTCGAGGACGCGTTCGGCCAATACGACCACCCGAAGGACCTCGCGCTGCCGAAGGGCGCGAAGCCCGTCAAGGACTACCCCGAGCACGATGGCCCGTGGGCCCGTGAGGGGAAGCCGCGCACCGACAAGGCGGGGCAGACCGTCGACCTGCCGCCGTCGCCCTACGACGAGCAGAACAAGGACCAGCTCGAGGGCGAGATCGCCGAGCGCAACGCCGGCCGCGACGAGGGGCACCAGATCGTCGTCGAGGGCAAGGGCAACAAGCCCGACCTGATCGCGGCGCTCGTCGCCGACGACGCGGCCAACGAATAGCGCGGACACACGCTTCCGCCTCCGGGCGGGATAACCGGGAATCCACCACCACCCACTAGCCGGACCAACCGGCATCTAAGGAGTCACCATGCCCGGAATTGACCCGGTCATCCTCGATGGCGCGGTTGAAGTCCGCGTCCTCACCACCTTCAACGGCACGACGCTGACGGCGGCCGCCTTCACCGCGGGAGTCGACATCACGTGCGACCTCCTCGGCGACGGCCTCAACCGGTCGATGAACGAGAACGCTGTCGTCATCGACCGTCTGTGCTCGCGCCAGACCGGTGAGAACCCCGGCTCGTACAGCGAGTCGGTCGAGCTCACCTACGCGTGGGACCCGCAGTCGGTCCTCACCACGACGGCCTACGCGACGCTCGTGCCCTACTCGACCAAGTACCTCGCGATCCGCTACGGCATCGCCGAGGGGACGCCCGCCGTCGCCGGCCAGAAGGTCGACGTCGTCACGACCAAGCCCGGCCAGCGTCAGCGCGTGCCCGTGGCCCGCAACGAGGAGTCGCGCGTCACGCAGAAGCAGTTCATCCCTGCTGGCGGCGTCGTCCAGGACATCGCTCTGACCTGAGCGTCACCCCACGATCCCTGCGTGGGTCGGGTCCCGGTTCCCGACCCACGCAGGCCACACCATCCGAAATCGGGCTCCAAACCGGGAGGTACACCATGTCCATCACCGTCAAGCGCGCCAAGGGCTACGTCGATTTCTGCGAGGACCTCGAGCTCCGCAGCGAGTGGGAAGCCGCAGTCGAGGTGCTCGAGCAGGCGAGGCGGAACCCGTCCGGTCGTCTCGGCGACCGGACGCAGAGCGACGCCGCCGCAGCGGTGCGCGAGCTCGAAGCGCGCATGAACGACGCGACCGTCCGGATCCACCTCCAGTCGGTCAGCGGCAAGAAGTGGCAGGAGCTCGCCGCGAAGCACCCGCCGCGCGACGACAACGAGCAGGACCAGGCGTACAGCGTCAACATGTCCACGTTCTTCGACGCGCTCGCGACCGGGGACGAGGAGCTGCGGATCCCGCCGTCGATCTTCGCGGCGAACGAGAAGGTCTCCGGAGACGTCCGTGACTTCGACCCCAAGGCCGAGTGGATGGGGCTCGCGGACGAGATGTCGATCGGCCAGTACGGCGAGTTCGTCGACAAGTTCCTCGAGCTCAACCGTGGGGTCGTGGGCACCCCTTTCTCGCGCGCCGCGTTGCTGCTGACGACAAAGTCCGAGCAGAAGTAGAGCTTGCCGAGCACCTGCGGATCTCGTACAAGAGGTCCCAGGGCTGGGAGCCGAAGACGTTCTACGTGTACGACGACGACGGCCGGCTGCTCTACACGCAGCCGGAGGTCGAGTGGGACGAGATCGAGATCGAGTGGATGCGGTCCCTGCAGTACGTGCGCAAGACCATGGACTGCCCGATGTGCGGTCTCCCGAAGACCGTGTGTCAGGCCCGCGGGAACGAGCGGAAGTTCAAGGCCGAGGCCGACCGGTGCCACGTCACGAAGGCGATCCGCCGCCAACAGAAGGCCGACGCGGACGGTGGCATCGAGTTCCCCGACTCGCTGATCTACTCGGCGACGATGCGGACCGACTAGGTCCGACCGCTACTGGTCGCGGCCCTCGCCGACGCCCTTCGCGATCGCCCCGACGAGCAGCTGGTACGCGGCGCCGACCAGGCACACGACGCCGAGCACGATGCCGACGCTCTCACTCAACGTCACCAGCAGGACCCCGGCGATCAGCAGCAGCGCGCCGGTGATCAGGCGGTTCTGCACGGCGGACCCCGTCGGCAGACCCTGCGCGTCGCGCCGTGCGTCGATGCGCTTCTCGGCCCAGCTGCGGTCGTCGTCGCTCATGGCGGCCATCTAACTACATCGCGACCACGAACGGGAGGCATTCCATGGCTGATCGTTCCGTCAGGGTCGTCGTATCGGCGGCTGTCCAGGGCTTCGTCGCAGGGATGCGCACGGCGCAGGGGTCCGTCACCGACTTCACGAGGCGCGCCGAGGCAGGGTTCGTCCGCAACCAGCAGCACATCGACACCCTCGGCAACAGCGCGCTGAAGCTCGGCGTCGGCCTGACGGCGCTCGCCGGGTTCGCGGTCAAGGCTGCGATGGACTGGGAGACCGCCTGGGCCGGTGTCACGAAGACGATCGACGGCACCCCGAAGCAGCTTGCCGCGATCGAGCAGGGGCTGCAGGACATGTCGGCGGTCAAGCCGACGACGGCCGTCGAGCTCGCCGCGATCGCGGAGTCCGCCGGCGCGCTCGGTGTCAAGACCGAGGACATCCTCAGCTTTACCTCGGTGATGGCTGACCTCGGCCAGACGACGAACCTGACGTCCGAGGACGCCGCGACGTCGATCGCACAGCTGATGAACGTCATGCAGACCGCGCCCGACGACGTCGACAACCTCGGCGCGACGCTGGTCGATCTCGGCAACAAGGGTGCGTCGACGGAGCGCCAGATCATCGAGATGGCGCAGAACATCGCCGGCGCCGGCGCGATCGTCGGGCTGACCGAGTCGAACGTGCTCGCGCTGGGCAACGCGCTGGCGTCGTCGGGCATCGACGCGGAGGCCGGCGGTTCGGCGATCTCGAACGTCCTCATCGACATCGACAAGGCCGTGTCGACCGGGTCGGACAAGCTCGACAAGTTCGCCGAGGTCGCCGGCATGTCCGCTGACGCCTTCGCGGCGAAGTGGGAGGCGGACCCGTCGGACGCCGTCGCGACGTTCGTCGAGGGCCTCGGCCGGATGAACGAGTCCGGCGAGGACGTGTTCTCCACGCTGACGAGCCTCGGCCAGTCCGACATCCGGGTGACCCGGGCGCTGCTGAACATGGCGGCGTCGGGCGACATGCTGCGCGAGTCCCTCGCGAACGGCGACGCTGCGTGGAACAACAACAGCGCGCTGGCGATGGAGGCCGCGAAGCGGTACGACACCACGGCCTCGCAGGTGAAGATGTCGTGGAACGAGATCAAGGCCGCGGCCGTCCAGGCAGGCGAGGCGCTGCTGCCCGTCGTCGCCGGCATGGCTGACACCGTCGGCGACCTGGCGGGCGCGTTCGGCAGCCTCCCGGATGAGGCGCAGGGCGGTCTCGCGGCGATCGCGGCGGTCGGTGGCGCTGGCCTGCTCGCGTTCGCTGGGATCTCGAAACTGGCCGGCGGGCTCGTCGCGTCGAGCGCGGCCATGACCGCGCTGCAGACCTCGTCTCCGGCCACGGCGGCCGCTCTCGGCAAGGTCCAGAAGGCGGCCGGCCTCGCGACGGTGGCCGTCGGCGCCTACTACGTCCTGAACAAGACACAGGGCGGTGGCGACCAGGTCAAGGGAACCGCCGAGATCACGAAGCAGTTCCTCGCGCTCGCGGACGGCAGCGAGAAGGCGAAGAAGTCCCTTCGCGACCTCGGCTCGATCAAGGCGGACCAGGACATCCTGCACCGGCTTGGCTTCGGCGGCTCGAGCTTCGCCGACATCGACAGCCTCAGCGAGATGTTCGACAAGGCGAGCCGCAACGGGCTGCAGTCCTTCGGGAACAAGATCACCCCGTACGACGACGCCTACGACACCGCGCAGAAGGGCATCGAGCAGATCGACGCCGCCCTGACGCAGATGGTCTCGTCGGGCGCTGTGGAGCAGGCCGCGGAGGGGTTCCGGTTCCTCGGCGAGGAGAGCGGCAAGTCAATCACCGACCTGAAGGCGCTGCTCCCCGGCTACACCGAGGCCATGATCGGCGTCGACAACCAGCAGAAGATGGCCGGGGACTCGGCAGCGAAGATGGGCGGCCAGATCGACGGCGCCGCGGCCGAGACCGCCGAGGCCGCCGAGGCGATGAAGAAGGCGCAGGACGCCGCCCGGTCGACGGGGGAGTCCTTCATGGACCTCGGCGACGACCTCGACAACCCGAAGGTCTCGCTCGGTGACTGGATCAAGCAGCTCGAGTCCCAGGGCAAGGCGCTCCGCGACTTCACGAAGAACGCGAAGAAGGCCGCGAAGGAGGGCCTCGACGACGGGCTGATCGCGTCGCTGCAGGAGGCTGGTCCGGCCGGCGCGATGCGGCTCGCGGAGCTGGCGAACGCCAGCGACTCCGAGATCAAGCGCGCGAACAAGGCGTGGCGCAAGGGCGAGCAGGCCATCCAGGACTACATCGACCTGAAGGTCCCGCCGAAGAACGTCGACATCGATACCGCGGCGGCGCGCGAGGAGCTGCGTCGGCTCCAGGGCTTGATCAACGGTATGAACGGCAAGACCGTCCACATCGCTGTGAAGGGTGGCGGTGGCGGGATCACGCGCGACGCGAACGGCTCGATCCACACACCGCACGGCCGGATCACAGCCTTCGCGAACGGCGGCATGAGCGAGGACCACACCGCGCAGATCGGTAACGGTCAGGTCACGCGGGTGTGGAACGAACCCGAGACTGGCGGAGAGGCGTACATCCCGCTCGCGCCGGCGAAGCGTGGCCGCTCGAGGTCCATCGCCGAGCAGGCGGTCGGGATGCTCGGCGGTGCCGTGGACTGGTTCGTGAACGGTGGGATCTCGGGGGCTTCGGCGCTCGACATCCTGAACGCTCAGAAGTCCGTGCGGGACCTCGAGCGGTCGCTCAAGGAGACCGAGAAGTACGGCAAGGGCAAGAAGAAGCGGACCCGCCTCGTCCTCCCGCGGGGCAGCCTCGACCGCAAGATCGCGGAGCGCGAGCTCGCCGACGCGAAGCAGGATCTTGCCGACCTGAAGTCAGGTCGCGCGGACCGCGAAGAGGCCGCGCAGGACGCCGCCGAGAAGGCGCAGAAGGCGAAGGACGACCGTCTGTCGTCGGCTACTGGCGCGCGCGACTCGGTCGCCTCGGGGCTCTCCGGCGGGTTCCGGCTCGCGGACATGATCACGAAGAACCCGCTCGGGATCTACCGCCCGGTCACCGGAGCAACGATCGCAGCCGGCGCCGCGGCGTACGCCGCGAAGGTGAAGGTGTTCGCGGGGAAGATCGAGCAGGCACGCCGGCTCGGGATCCCTGTGTCGATGCTGCAGGAGATCACGGGCCTCGGCGTCGAGGAGGGCATGGTCGCGCTCGACGCGCTGCTCTCGTCGTCTTCGGACGACATCGCCCTGATCAAGGCGTCGTACGCCGAGATCGAGACCTACGCGAACGGTGCGGGTGAGGTCATCGCGAAGGCGCTCGACCTGACCGCGGCCGGGCAGGACTCGGCGATCGGCTGGTCTGCGGGCTTCATCGAGGAGCTGAACAACCAGGCTGCGGGCATTGCCGAGGCGACCACCAACGCCGCCGCGGGGAAGCAGTCGGCGGCCCCGGCCACTAGCAAGGTGTGGACCACGGGCAAGGGCAAGAACAAGACCACCCACGCCGTCGCGGGTCTCGCGTCGCACGCTACTGGTGGAGCCATCACAGGCCCTGGCACGGGCACGTCCGACTCGGTGCTCTTCATGGGCTCGAACGGTGAGCACGTCCTCACTGCCGACGACGTCACCAAGCTCGGCGGGCAAGACGCGGTCTACCGGATGCGGGCTGCGCTGCAGGCGCCTTCCCCGCAGGTGTCGAGCACGTTCAACCCATTCACCTCGTCGACGGCGCAGCCGTCGTCGATCTCTCTCAGCGGCCTGACCGGTGAGCTCGAGATCACCAACTGGGAGACCGGCGAGGGCAGGTTCCGTCTCGTCGCCGACCAGGCGGCCAACACCGCGGTCAAGCGGGCGGCCGACGCCGCCGAGATCGGAGCACGGTTCTCATGAGCTTCTCTGCCATCGCTCAGCAGCCTGTCGACGAGCCGCCTCGCGTGCACATCGAGGCGGGCACGGACGACCCGGCGAAGTCGTTCACGTCTCTGGAGATCTTCCGAGACGGGAAGTTGATCCGTGAGCAGCCGTTCATCGGCGGATCGTCTGCAGTCGTGGACGACTATGAGTCGCCGTTCGGCGTTAGCGTGACGTACTCGGCGGTCGGCACGATGGCGACGTTCTCGTCGTTCTTCACTGAGGCGTGGTCGAGCCTCTCGGGCTGGACCACAGACTCCGGAACGCCGTCAGTTTCGGGTAGCCACCTCGGCGGCGGGGGTGTCCGACGTCCACTCGTGGCCCCTGCAGAGGGGCGTCTCGACTGCCAAGGGCTCAAGAGGACAGGGTCGTTCGACGAAGCCGGGATCACGCTCAGTAGCCCCGCGGGTCTCTTCTTGGTGGTCAAGAACCAACTAGGTCCGGGCTTTCACTGGGGCGAGAGTCAGAAGAGCGTCTCGGGTCTAGATTCGCCCTTCAACGTCGTCTGGGACACCAATGGCGCAACCCTGACGACCGTTGACGGGACCTGGAGCATCGCTGGCACACCGCCGGCGAGTACGACCCTCTTGCTGCAGGTCGTCGGGTCCGCGTCGTTCGTCGAGGACTTCGCGATCACCACTCCCACGAACCTGCCGTTCAACGACTCGTGGACGATCACTCCCGCGTTTCAGGGGACGTGGCTCATCCATCCGTCCAGCCCGTCGCTGTCGTGCCGCATCGACTCAGGTCAGACCACGAACCAGGCGCTGCGTTTCGTGGAGGCACGCTCAGGGGAGTCCAAGACCTCCCGCGCCGTCCGGACAGTCCACCGCCCACCGGGACGCCGTAGGGCCGTTGTCCACACGCACGGCCCGCGCGAGGCCGACGACTGGACGCTCGTCGTCGGCGCACCCACCATCAGCGCGAAGAACGACATCCGTGCGCTCATCGACGACCAGACGCCACTGCTCCTGCGGTCGCCGGCCGATGCCGGCTGGGACCTCCCCGACGGCTGGTACTCCGTCGGGGACGTCGACTTCAACCGTCTCGAGAAGCCCGTCGCGAACCAGCTGGTCCTGATCCCTCTGCCCCTCACGCCTGTCGACGAGCCGATCGTCCGACAGGGTGCGCTCTGGACGTGGGGTGACGTCCTGCTGCGGTACGCGACGTGGCGCGAACTGCTCGCGGACAATCCCACCTGGCTCGACGTGCTGGCCGGCTGATGAGGCCGATCAGCGCACGGTTCGCGAAGGCCGTGGAGACCGGCGCCGACTGGGCCACCGAGATCACGTGCACGGTTCCTGGCGGTGAGCCGGTCGAGCTCGTCTGGAACAGCGGGACCGTGTCATCGTCGAACGCGACCGGCGTCCGCTACCAGGCAAGCCTGAACCTCGCACCGACCCCAGGCGTCGACACCTACGGTCTCGTCTCCACCCCCGGTGCGATCTTCCACATCCGTCACGGCATCAACTTCGGTGGCCGCGACGTCGAACTCGTCGAAATGGGCGTCTACGAGGCCGCGAAGGGCGCAGTGAGCCTCGGGGACGGCGAGGTGTCGCTGAGCCTCGTGGACCTCTGGCAGCGCGTCGAGCGGTGCCGTTTCGTGTCGCCGCACTACCCGGAGAACGGCACCCGCGCGTCCCGGATCGTCGACGCCATCGTCGAGGCCATCCCGACCGTCACCGCGCGCGTGTCATCTGACGGCGGCCAGTACGTGCAGGGCGACAACCTCTGGGACCGCGACCGCACGAAGTTCATCAACGACATGGCCGCCGACGGGTCGCTCGACGTCTACTTCGACGCCGAGGGCGCGTTCGTCGTCCGGGCCGAGCCGATCATGGATCCGACCGCGTCAGTCTGGAACTTCACGTCCGGCGTGGCCGCGAACATCCTGACCGCCGACCGCGAGTACCCGTTCGACCGGCTCTACAACACGGTCATCGTCGTGCCCGTCGACGCGACGCAGGTCTGGGCGCGGCAGCGGACCTCGGTCCCGCTCGGGCACCCGCGGTACGCGGGCGACGACACCCACCCCGGGATCGGTGTCGTGCCGTTCTTCTACGGCGCCCCGACACTCACCACCGAGGCCGACGCGAAGGCGGCAGGCGAGACGATCCTGCAGCGCGTCCTCGGGACCACCGAGACCGTCAGTCTCAACGCTCTGTCGAATCCGGCGCTCGAGGTCGGCGACGTCGTGACCATCGTGCACGAGCCCACCGAGACCGACCCCGGGTTCAGCGCGATGCACCTCATCGACTCGTGGCAGGTCGACCTGTTCTCGGGCCTCATGACGCTCGCGACCCGCTCCAACAACATCGCCGACGTCGAGGAGTCCTGACGTGTCGCTCGCAACCGAGATCCTCGGACGCCTCCCCGCCCGCCCGCAGCGGCAGGTCACCGTCACGTGCGTGACCGAGACCCCGTTCACGGTCTTCATCGATGGCGACTACAGCGTCGCCGTCCCTGCCCGCATCCAGGCCGGCTCGACGTTCAGCTCCGGCGAATCCGGGTGGGCGACGTGGACCGCACCATCCCTCCCGATCTGTTTCAAGACGACCTAGGAGCGACATGAGCATCACCACCACCAACGGCATGGTCATCCTCGACGACCTCGACTCCCGCCCGAACGGGCCCGGGATCATCCAGCAGCTCGGGAACCAGGTCGACGCGTTCTACGGCGGCAAGGTCGCCAACGCGGCGGCGCTGCCCGCCTCAGGTGACTTCGACGGCCAGCGCGTCTGGCTGATCGACGTCAAGGGCTACGCGGTCTGGAACGGCGCAGCGTGGATCAGCGACACGGCCCTCCTGAACAACGTCACCTGGGCATCCGGATGGAGTACCTATGCGCCGGAGGCGACCGAGTACGAGCGTCGCAACGGGGTCGTGACCATCTACGTCGGCGTGACCCGCCCAGACGCCCACGCCGCGGAGAGCCCGGTCCTCACCATGCCCGCCGGCTTTCGGCCCCGTCGCGCGATCCGAGCCACCGGCCAGAACAACGGCAGCCTCCGGCCCTTCACCGTTCTGCCAACCGGGGTCCTTCGAGCCGACGCCGCGCAGGCAGCAGGGCAGGCGCTCTTCGTCGGCTCGATCTCCTACCCAGCAGCCTCCGCGTAGAGCCCGTCCCGCCGCACCCCTCCCACCCCACACCAGGAGCCCGTCATGGCATACCCCGCAGGCGTCATCACCAGGCAGGTCACGTTCGGGCCCGCATTCGAGCTCGAAGACGGCGACACCGCCGGCATGCAGGTCACATTCAAGGCCACCCGCCCCGGCGTGCTCTGGATGGCCACCGGCCAGCCCGCCGTGTCCCGACCCATCACGAAGCTCGCAGCCGACGGCGTCGAGCAGTCCATCTCGCTCCCCGTCACCGACCAAGACGGATGGGGCGACGGCGACGGCAACACCATCGTGCCCGGCGAAGACGGGCACGTCTTCTTGTACATCGCGACCGTGATCTTCATGCAGGACAACCGGCCGCTCACCGACGCGCAGCCGCGGTCGAAGGTCATCGCGATCCCGCAGGGCGACGGGTCACCGCTCGACCTCGACAAGCTGATCCCGCTGACGTCGCCGGGCGGCACGGTCGTGTCGATCCCGGACATCTGGTCGGAGCAGATCGCGCAGGCTGAGGCCGCCGCTCTGGCTGCTGCGGGGTCGCTTGTCGACTCCGCGGAGTTCGTCGCTGACACCCTGGTGACGGGGCCGGCGGCGGGGGTACTTGCTGCCAAGATTGCTGACGGCACGAGCGGCAAGGCTGACACGTCCGCACTTGCCGCTGAGGCCGCGAACAGGGTGGCCGGTGATGCTTCGACGCTCGCCGCCATCCCGTCCGCCGTCACTGCTGGGATCGCGGCCGACGGCACGGTTGCCGCGGCAGCAGCATCGGCCGTGTCGGCCGCTGCCACGGGTCTGGACTTGGTCAAGGGCCGCTCCGCCCCTACCGTAATCGACTCGATCGGCGGACTCGTCGACACGAACGGACGCGAGACCTGGCTCACCCACGACGCCAGCGGTGGCCCAAGCGAGTACGCCCGCCTCCGCCTCGGCCTCAAGTCGATCGCCAACGGCGTCGCGGCGGGCGGCTTCCTCGACGCCAACGGCCGCGAGACGTGGCTGCTGTTCGACGCAAGCGGCGGCCCGACTGACTACGCCCTGTCGCGCATCCGTGCCGCGCTCGGCCCTCAGGTGACGGTGTCGACCGCGGACATCGCCATCCTCGGTCACTCCCTGGCGCAGGGCACCACGGCAGGCGCCACACCGTGGACGACACCCCTGACTACCCTGACCGCGAAGACCTACCGCAACTACGCCGTGGCCGGCCAGTACGCCCGCCACGCTGGTGCACGTCAGGGCGGCACCCCGACGCTCATCACCGCAGCCGGTTCGCTGCCGGCCGACACGAGCACCGTCGTGGTCAACATGTCGATCGACCTGATGTGTGAGTCCGCACCTGACTCGATCGCCGGGACGCTCATGATCCCCGGCAACCCGATCCCCGGCACCCTCGCCCGGACGGGCGACGGTCCCAACGGCATCGGGGGCTCGGCGCCTGGCACATTCGCCCGCACCACTGCTGGGACCTCGATCGCGATCCCGGCCGGGACGCCGTTCATCCCGAACCTCTACTCCTCGCGCCGCGCCGACAAGCTCATCCTGTGGCCCGCCCGCAACGACGTCGGCAAGTCCGACTCCTCACCCGCGCAGGCGATCCGCACGATCGGCCGGATCATCGACTACATGACGGCCGCGCACAAGGACGTCATCCTGATCGCTGAGCCGCCGTCGAACACGGACACGATCGGGTCGTCCGGCCGCACCGCCCTCGACTCCTTCAACACGGCCATCAAGACCGCGTTCCCCCAGTACTGGGTCGACGGCCCCGCCTGGATGCTCACCGACGCAGCAGCCGCCGCTGTCGGCCTGACGTGGACGACGCAGGATCTCGCAGACATCGCGTCCGGCATCACCCCGTCGAGCTTCCGCTCTGACGGCATCCACTACAACACCCTCGGGAACCAGGCATTCGCCCAGTTCCTCTACCTCACCGAACTGGAAAGGGGCTGGCTCGCATGAGCAGGTTCATCACGTCGGACTTCGTCACCACGGACACCGCCGCGAAGAAGGTCGGCCAGATCTACGCGGCCGACTCCTTCAACCGAGCAGACGGCGCACCCGGCAACACCGAGGTGGGCGGGCTGCCCTGGGCGCTCGAGAACGCTTCGGGAGCGATGGCGATCGCCTCGAACAAGATGGCGCTCACCGGAGTCAACGCCCAGTCGGCCGGCGCGTACATCATCGACGCCAACCTCGACGGCGAACTGTCAATGACCCACAGCGGGAGCGCCAACGACGGCCTGTTCTGGCGCTCGTCGAGCGTCTCGAACGGCTACGTGTGCTACCGCGACGCCTCGACCTACGTCATCAAGCGGCGCACCGGCACCGGGTCGTTCACGGCCATGGGCACCACGTCGGGCATCAGCCCCGCAGCGGGCGACAAGCTCCGCGTGGTCGTCCAGGGCGACAGCCACAAGCTCTACGTCAACGGCGCACTGGCGCTGTCCCTGACAGACGCCACGCACCTTACGCAGACCCGCAAGGGCCTGTTCGTCTACAGCACCGGTGCGCACACGTTCGACGACTTCCAGTGGACGTCGCTCACTGGCTGAGCAGTTCCTTGAGGGTCTGCTCGTAGTCGTCCGCGATCTCGTCGAGGTCGCGGCCCGCGGGCTCCCCGCCGTACTGCGAGTGCTGCGGCTCCCGGGCGAAGCGCGACGCGCTGTATTCCTCAGTGAGTTCCAGCAGGCGGCGCGCAGGCTTCATGTCAGACACCGTATTGCAACAACCTCTCTGCGTCCATGAAGCCGTACACCTTCCACCCCATAAGTGCCCCCGCTCTGGTCAATCCCCAAGTCGAAGCCCGATCCACTTGGGATTGACCAGGCACTTCCCAAGTCCAGCCCCGTCGAGACCTCGGCGGGGCTTCGTCGTACCCACTCCCAGGAGGCACGGTGACCCGTTTCGCCCGAATGCTGCGCGACCTATGCCTGATCGGAGCCGGCGTTCTGCTACTCGTGCAGACGCCACCCTCTGTTCAAGAGGGAGGCCTGAACGGCGGGCTCGGATACCTCTGGGCCAGCATGCTCGGCATCGGCGCCCTCGCCTCCCTGATCGGCGTCACCTTCCACAAGCTCGGCTCCGAGATCTGGGGATGCGCGTTCGTCGGCGCCGGCTTCTTCGTCTGGGCCGTCACCTCCGTCACCAAACCCGAAGCGACCACCACCAGCTGGGCACTCGCGCTCGTCTTCATCTCCGGCACCGCCGGCCAGCTGTACCGAATCGGGATGATCACCGAGGGACGGGTCGTCCGTAAATGACCGACATCCCCCCGGGCTGGGTAGCCCTCGCCGTCGCCGTCATCGCGGCGTTCGGCACCGGCGGCTACTTCGCCCAGCGCGGCAAGAACAAGATCGACCTCCTCGACCAGTACCAAGAAGACCGCGCCTCCGACCGCGACCGCATGGACATCCTCGAGAAGCGCGTCGACGCCGGCGTGCGCCGCGAACGGATCCGCGACGACTACATCCTCGAGCTGCGGCAGCACATCAGCGAGGGCAAGCCGCCACCGCCGCCACCGTTCCCGGTCGCGCTGACCAAGGCAGCAGAGGAGACAGCGTGATGGACGAGTCCCTGTTCCGGGTCGTCAACGTCGCCGTGGCGTTCCTCATCGCCGGCACCCTGTCGTGGCGTCACTTCTACTACCGCCACCGCAACGGGCCGGACAACCGGCTCCGCTCGGCGCTGTCGATCGCGGTATTCGCGTGGATCGCGGTCTCGTCGGGTGTCGCACTCGATCGCGACCTCCCGCTGCCGTTCACCGTCAAGATCTCCACCCTGCTCCTGACGGCCTACCTCACGTCCCTCTGGACGCCCTGGCGCTGGCTGAACCGCCTGCCCTGACCCACCCCACCCTCTGACCCTGCCGCCGGCGGGGTCCTCGTCATGCCCAGGAGGCACCCATGGCCACATTCCGCGGATACCCAGCATGCGCATGCCTGATCGAATGGCTCCCCGCCTACGAGGCCGAGCTCAAGCGTCGCGGGATCCTCAAGACCGGGTCGCTGCGCATCTACCAGCTGATCGGCGGCGCGAAGGCCAGCGGCGGCACCCACTCCACCGGCGGCGCGTTCGACATCCTCGACCTCCCCGGAGGCGACGACATCTGGGTCGCACGCCAGATGGGCGCCGACGCGACCTGGTCGCGGCCGTACAACTGGGACAACCGCAAGGGCATGGCGCACGTCCACGGCGTGCTCACGGGCTGCCCGCACAACGGGCCGGCGCGCTACCAGATCACCGACGTGAAGAAGGACCTGAACGGTCTCGCGAACCACGGCAAGGACACCGGCCCGCGCCCGCTCTCCGGCAGGACGTGGGAGCAGGGCATCGCGTGGGCGAAGGCACAGGCCAAGCCGGCACCGGTCCCGGCATCGGGTGCGGCGTCCAAGCCGAAGCCGTCGACCGTCCCCGCGCCGGCGCTCGCCTGGTCGACCGAGGTCTACACGATCAACACCCTCGGCGCGAAGCCCGCTGACTTCGCGAAGCGGATGAAGATCGTCGCGAAGGAGATCAACCTCGCCCGCCCGTCGATCCTGTTCGCGCAGGAGTGCTACTCCGTCCTCCGCCCGCGCCTGTCGTCGCGCCTGGAGTCCCGCTACGCCCTCGTCGGCCAGCACCGCGGCAAGGTCATGTGGGTCGACAAGGCCGTCTGGGGTTACGTCTCCGACTCCCGCGTCGGCTACTCCCTCGGCCACGGCAAGCACGCCTTCGCCGCCGAGCTGTTCCGCCGCGACAACACCGACGAGCGCATCGCAGCCTCGGTCGGGCACCTCATCTCCGGTGAGCAGTACGGCCAGCGGCGCATCGAGGAGATGGACCGCTGGGCCGAGCTCATGACCAAGTCGTTCCGCCGGCTGCCGCACCTGCTCGGCGCGGACTTCAACGACTTCCGCGACGCCCGCTCCGGTGTCCGCAGAGAGGCCCTGCGCCACGGCCTCCACGACCCGTTCACCGACCTGCGGCAGGACGTCGTCCACGGCGAGCACAACTCCTACAACGGGCTCAAGCACCCCGCGCCGAAGGAATACCGCTACATCGACGGGTTCCTCGTCTCCGAGGAGCTGTACGGCGTGCGCGGTCGCATCGACGTCCACGCCTGGCCCTACGGCACGGACCACTTCGGCGTCGAGGCCGTCATCGGCCGCCGCGCCTGACCCCATCGCTTCACACCCACCCATCGAAGGAGAACACAGTGAAGATCTTCGGCAAGGAGCCCGCGTTCTTCGTGGGCGTCATCGAGGCGGTGATCCTCGTGCTCGTGACCTTCGGTCTCCCTCACGACGCCGCCGCCGTGCTCGCGACCCTGACCGTCGCGGTCGGAGGTGTGCTCACCGCGATCGCGGCGAAGGACACCCTCCTCGCCGCCCTCGTCGGGCTCGCGAAGGCTGTCATCGTGCTCGTGGTGTTCCTCGGGTACGACATCAGCGACGAGTCGACCGCAGCCATCATCGGCCTGCTGACCCTGGTGCTCGGCGGATACCTCCGCACGCAGACCTCCTCGACAGACACCGCTATCTCGGCACCGTCGGACGGCCTGCTCGTGAACCGCACCTACGCCACGGGTGGCCGGATCGAGGACCCCGGAAGACGGTGATCGACCGGCATCAGCAGAGCGCCCCACCCCTTCACCGGGGTGGGGCGCTTTCGTCGTTTGTGACGACGTCTCTTGAAACTGTCCTGGCCGCGACGTAACGTCGAGGGACCAAACGGGCGAGCCGCCCGGTGCTACCAACACCGAACGGCTCTGACGCCCACCATCCGTGGAATGGAGAACGCTGTGCTGCACGCTACTGCAATGCCGGTGCTAGATCACCGAGGACCGATCGCCCGACACGAACTCGCCGCCATGAACTACCTGGCCGGGTTCTCCGGGGCCACCCTGGACAACTACCGCTACCTGCTCAAGATCTTCTTCGAGTGGTGCGCACAGCACGAGCTCGACCCGCTCGACGCCACCCGCGCGCACCTCGAGCTGTACATGCGGTACTGCGAGCACGAGCGCAAGAACCACATGTCGACCATCCACGCGAAGGTCGGCGTGCTGATGGGCTACTACGACTTCGCGAACGAGGACGGGCTGATCGAGAAGAACCCGGCCCGTCGCGTCCGCCGCCCTGCGTACTACCGCGACGAGGCGTCGATCATCGGTCTCGACCGCACGGAGATCACCGCGATGATCAAGGCTGCTGAGGCCGAGTCGGGCTCCGTCCATGCATTGATCGTCCTGATGGCCATCCTCGGCCTCCGCCTCTCCGAAGCCACCGGTGTCCGGATCGAGGACTTCGGTGAGATCGAGCGGTCCCACACCGTTCTGCGCCTCGTCGGCAAGGGCAACAAGGCCGCGACGATCCCGCTCCCGGCGCCGGTGCTCCGCGCCCTGATGCGCGCGAAGGGCGACCGCACCCACGGCGTGCTGTGCCTCCGCGAGTCCAACGGCCTGCCGTACACCGGTGCCGCCGTCAGGAAGGCCGTCCGCCGCCTGGCGAAGCAGTGCGGCATCACGAAGCCCGCCCGGCCCCACCTGCTCCGCCACGGGATGGTGACGTCGGCGCTCGACGCCGGCGTCCCGCTCCGTGACGTGCAGACCGCGGCCAGGCACTCCGACCCCCGCACGACCATGCGGTACGACCGGGCCCGGCTCAACCTCGACCGCCACGCCTCGTACATGGTCGCCGGCTACCTGATGGGTGGCGCCTGACAGCTGCGTCCTACGCGACCAGCCTGCCGTCGAGTCCGTTCCACTCCTTCATGCCGGGTCCGGGCTTCACGGCAGGCTGCGTGACGTCCGGGAGCAGCATCAGCCCCGCACGACGCTGCGTGTCGTCGACGTGCGTGTACAGCTGCGTCGTCGCGATCGACTCGTGACGCATCAGCTGCTGAATCACACGGATGTCGACCCCAGCACGAAGCATCTCGGTCGCGTGCCAATGCCGCAGCGAGTGCGCCGAACCAGGGACACCAGCGCGCTTCATCGCACCCCCGACCGTCGTCGTCACCGACCCGGACAGGATGTGGCCGCCAGTCGTGCCGAGACGGTTCGCGCCGTACTGCGGGAACCACCAGCCGCGCCCGTACGCGGCCGACATCTCCTCGATCAGTGGGTGCAGCGGCAGGATCCACTCGGAGTCCCCTTTCCCGATCACGCGAACCTGCTTCGAGATGTGATCGATGTCGTCACCGCGGAACTTCGCGACCTCGGACACCCGCAGCCCTTGGTAGCCCATCAGCAGCACCATCGCGCGTGTCCGGGATCGGACTCCAGAGTTCAGTAGGTGGGTGACGTGCTCGATCGTGATGTAGCGCGCGACCCGGCGGCCTGGCTTCGGAGTCTTGAGGTCCTCCATGGGGTTGTCGTCTCGCACGCCGACGGCGACGAGCCAGCGGAACCATGCCTTGAGCGACTCGTGGTAGGTGTACCTCGAGGAGCGGGCGATGTTCGAGCTCCCGAGGAACGCGAGGACGTCGTCGACGGTGAGGTACTCCGGTGCGATGCCCTGGCGGGTGGCTGCGCGGCGGACGAGCTCGGGCCGGTCGCGGACGATGCTGTCGGAGTACGACTCGCCGCGAAGCCAGGTCGTCCAGCGGTCGACGATCGCGAAGTCTGTGGAACCCGGGGGATGGGCGGGGACTGGTGTGGGAGTTGGGGAAGTCATGCTTCGGAAATTACTCATCTCTCAGGTGGGCGTCTAGCGTTGTAAAGGGGCTCTGACCTGCGGTAACGGGCGCGCGCGTACACCAGAACGCACCCCGGTCAGGGGGCGCGATTGGTGGATTTCACAAGGCGTGGCGGCGTCGGATACTGGTCTTCGACCGACTGCGGATGGCGCTGGGGTGGCGGTCCGCGCACCCCGCGCGCATCAGCGGCGGATGAGGAAGTCGTGTTCCGGGTACGGCGCGACTGACATGCCGGGGGCGGTGTTCTCGTAGTTCAGCACGAGCGCGTGCGTGGCAGCCCGACGTGCTTCCTTCGGTCCTTCGATCCGTACCTCGTTGGCGTTGACGGTCTCGGTGACCGTCAGTGTCGAGTGATCGACGCCGCGACGAGCGAGCATCGTCCTGACACCTCGAGCGGTGAGGGTGCGGCTCAT